AAAAGAAGCACAATATAGAAGGTTGCAAGCAACGAAGGGCCCGCAATGGGTTCATGCAATGGCTGCGGCAGTTAATTCAAAACGCTCCGACTGGTTCCGCTGGCATGACTCCGGCGACGTCCAGGACCTCGATCATTTAAATAAAATTTATAAAGTATGCGAGCTCACACCTTCAAAACGTCACTGGCTCCCGACCCGTGAAGCATGGATCAAGGACCATGTATCACGAGCCCCGGATAATCTGGTCATTAGATTCAGCGCCCCGATGGTGGACCAGTCGGCACCTGCAACCTGGGCCAACACGTCGACCGTGGTCACATCTGGCGCGACATGTCCCGCGCCTAAACAAAACAATGAATGCAAAGATTGTAGACAGTGCTGGAATAAAGATATAAAGAATATTGCTTACGGTGAGCACTAATGGAATTTAAACATCCAAACTATTACAAAGAGATGAGAGCTGAGAGAAGGAAGCATCAAGCTTCAAGCAGCAAGCCTCAAGCTAAACCAGAACCTAGTTCAGGTTCTCAAACTTCAAGCCACAAGCACCAAGCTCCAAGCGACAAGCCTCAAGCTCAGGCGTCAAGCCACAAGCTACAAGCTCCGTGATCCTTGAACCAGGGATCAAGAAGTATTGAACAAGTTTCGAGGACCTTGGACCAAGGGCCTCGACTAAGATAAATGTATTCTTCGGATGTGATTTATGGAACGCAATTTGATGGGGTGAGAATCTAACTTTTTTCCCCTTTGTAACTTTTAATTCTACAGTGAAAAAGTGGCCAGAAGTATTATAGCCCAATAGATCAGGAGTACCAAGTGAGCTAAGGTTTTCAATCCTAATCCACGAAATTTCCTTACAAACTTTACGTAATTTTTTATGTAATTTAGCCTCTGGGCCCATGCAGATTTTGGGGTAACTTCGTCGTCCATTTAATAGTCATTTTTCAGCTTGTCAGGTAAAATAATTGGAGACGGTTTTTGAGTTTTTAAAACTAATCTATGTGCTGTATGACCTTTGAAACCAACGATAGGAGCTTGATTCTCATGCACTTCCATTCTTCTTACATCATACAATGTACCATTAACTTCACACAGAATAACTGCATTCTTTACTGCATCTGATCCTTCAGTAAAGGAAGATAAAAATTGTTGTAGGTCTTGGACTCTCATTATTTCTCTGAATTGTTATTTAGAATTTGTAAGTTATTATTCTCTTCTACTAATCTGTCAATCTCTTTTTTTAAAGAGATTATTTTATTAGACAATTCTTCTACAATTCTTTTAGTACCTTCAAATTGATTCTGAGTTTTTATCCATTCCATTTCTTTCTGCTTCCATGCCCAGATTTCTTTTTGATGTTCTTCAACAAGTAGGCTTAGATCGAGAGTACCTCTATTACTGTTATTTTCATGATCTTTCATCCTTGACAATATATGATAGTTACCTTAAATTGTCAATATGGGAGTTCCAAAAAGATTAACAGAAATGCAAAAAAGATTTGCCGAATTTATAATATTCGGTGGTCCTGATGGACCAGTCTCTCAAGCTGAAGCAGCTAAACTAGCTGGCTATTCTGAAAAGAGATGTAGGCAAGAAGGATCAGAGTTAATGAATCCTAGATTATCACCATTGGTGGCAGCATATATAGGTAAGTTAAAAGAAGAAAGACTTAAAAAATTTGAAGTTAATTATGAAACCCATGTAGCTGAGCTTGCACGTATTAAAGAGCTCGCTTTAAAGAAAGGCTCTTTCTCTTCTGCTGTAAATGCTGAAACAAATCGAGGCAAGGCAGCAGGACTATACATAGATAGAAAAATAATAAAAACTGGTAAATTAGAAGATATGTCAGAACAGGAGTTAGAAGCAAAAATGAAACAACTCTTAGCCGACTACGAGCCATTACTGAATGCAAAGACTGTTGAAGGTGAGGCAATTGAGGCACCTAAATCTTCTGAATCTTCTTTACCCAATCACGAGGAATCATCGTCCGATCCCCAAAAGTAAAAGTTCCATCCTCTTCTTTATCGTAAGACGCAAAAAGTTTAACTGATTTATCATCTTTAGAATAAAGCCAACCCTCATTAACAGGATAAGCTAATTTCATTTTATTAAACTCTTTTTCACTGGCCCAGCCTGAGTCACTCATGGCATCGACCCACTCCACTCTGACTTTAGGAAAAGGTATATCAGGAGTTGTTTGAGTTATGATTCTTTTTCTTCTTTTCTTAGGCATATAAGAGTTGTACCAGATAAATCACTTAATGTTAAGCAGCCTTACGCGCGCGCGGAGGCACTGCTACTATGGACATTATATAATGTCCTTTTTTAAGAAAATGTCCACTAAAATGTCCTCTAAAATCGATTATAAACATTGGTATTGCTATCTTTTTTTCTTTTTGGACATAAAGACACTTTTTTTTCATGTTTTTTTTTACTAACACTAATTTATCTGTAGAAACTCTTATGTAAAATGTCCAGCCTAATTTGTACCATAATATTGCCGCAAAGTGGCCATATTCTCCTTGGCATCTGCAACTTTATGTAACAATTTGTCAATTTCCCCTGTGACATCAGTGTGCTCGACAATGACAGCATGAGAAGAGTTCATAAGACAATCTATCTTAAGTAATGCGTCCTCCATCTCAGCTTGATATTTTAACATTAGAGCTTTGTATATTTGTTGTCTCATTCTTCCTCCTTCTTCTTTAATGAATCACCAAAGGTGCCTCTAAAGCCCCATGATCCATGGTGCGTGGTCCATGAATCCAGATTCGCGTATATTTTTATTCCAGCGTCTCGAGCCAGCTTACAAAAAGCAAGATCTTCGCCTTTCCATTGATGATCTTTAAAACTTGTATCCCAGAAGTTATACATATACTTCTCAATCGCTCCTCGATGACCTACTTCTTTATCCATCTTATCTTGGTGTTCTTTATCAAACTTAATCTTTCTATTAGGGTGTTTAGCTATTAATACCTTAAACACCGATCTATTAATTAACATTAGTCCAGCCGGAGCAGACTTCAACTCCACTAAATCAAACGGTAAAATTTTTATATTATCAGGATCAATATGTTCAACAGGATACCTAACCTGTAATGGATTCTCTTTTAATCTATAAGGAGTAACTATAATATCTTTCTCAGGTACCAACATTCTAAGTACTGTTTCATGTGAAAACTCTACGTCAGCATCAACGAATAACATATAATCATACTCAGACGCCATGAATCCTGCGGTTAATAAATTTCGCGCATGAGTCACTAACGATGATTTAACTGATTTAAATATACATTCGACCCCTGATCTAGCGAGCACTGCGTAAGTATTAAGAAGAGAGACACACGTCTCTACCTTCATCGTGTCATAACACGGCATAGCAATATAAACTTTAGGCTTTTTCTTTTCCATTTTCTTTTCTATTTTCTTTTCTATTTTCAAAAATATTATCGTCAAGTATTTTAAAATTCGCGGCCAATGTGACGCGTGTTGAATCAGATCTAAAGTTATTTACAGAATGAGTTAGGTTCCATGGAAAAATAAAAAAATCTCCAACCTCTCCTTTAAACCCTAGTGAGTTTGTATGAAAGTTTTGAGGATTAGCTACAAAGAAATTTAAAGCTGCGGGTCCTTCACCCGTTCCTTTCCAATCTTTTTGTTCCTGCTTAACTACTTTAGGTAAATCTAATATAATCGTACTAGATAAATGACAGTTATGATGGATGTGTGGTGGATTAGATTCACCGGCTTTCATGTAATTAACCCATGCAGCCGTAGTCTCAACACCTCTTAAGTTTAAACTATACCAAGTCTTATAAGCCGCTTGATAAGCTTTTAAATAAGGTTTTATGATTTTAGTATAAGCAGGGGAGTCAATCTTGTATTCACCTTTAATGATACCTGCTAAGTTATCGCTCCACGTTTCATCAGCTTTGTCACATATAGCTCGTAAAGCTTTTATATCATCAGGGTTAATAGTTGTTTTAAATAACAACGGTCCCCAATGATACATAGTATATTCTAATTCGGCTTGTGT